CCTTCGGCCGGAGGATGGTCGACGGGCTGGGTGAGGAGGGGTTCCGGGTGGCTAAGACCTTCCAAGCCCACTTCGGGGCCAAGGTCGTCCACTACCGCGACCAGCACGGCGAGGTCGGCACCGACCCGAGGTGGCCGGCGTGAGCCAGCAGAAGATTGACCTCAACCACACCGGGCCGCTTGAGTGGATGGATGACCCGTTCTGGGACAAGGCGTCAACGGATGGCCGGTTCTGTATCCGGGGCCAGCGGGTAGGCGACAAGGTCGAGTATGTCGTCTGGCGGATGGGAGCCGACGGGCGGGTGATCCCGCGGTGGCTCGGGGTGACTAACACCTTCGCCGAGGCGGCAGAGCTCGCCGAGAACGCGAGAGGCGAGAAGCCGCCCAGCATCAACCTGCTCTGGAAGGTGGCGGATGAAAAAGGTCGTTAAGCTCTGCCCGGTGTGCTTCACCGAGAACACGGGCGGTTTGCCTCACCGGCATCATCGAGAGGGGCACCGGAAGAAGTCGCGCACGATCGAGCAGATCAGCGAGATGGCGCGGCAGACCATCGAGGCCAACCAGGTGCGAGTCATCGTGGCCCAGGCCGTTGATGAGTCAAGGCAGCCGGAGCCGTGGGCCGACAAGCGCACCCGGTACCATCGAGCCTATTACCAAGCGAACCTCGAGCGTCGCAGGGAACAGACCCGGCAGAGCAAGCGAGACCAACGGATGCGGCGCCGGCTGCGTCCCTTGATTGCTGGCCTGTGCTATGCGGTAGACTTGGGCCGATTGACTGCGAGGTGGTGATGGGCATCAGACAACGACAACGGGGCGCCGAGACCGAACGAGAAGTTTGCGACAAGATTAGCCAGGCGACCGGATGGGTCGTGAAGCGTGAGCTTGGGCAGGCTCGAGACGGTGGCTGCGACATTCGACTTGGCCGGTTCGTGGTCGAGGTGAAGCGACGCAAGAGCATCGCGGTCTACGATTGGGTCGACCAGGCGAGGGCAGCGTGCGCGCCTTACGAGATCCCGGTCGTCATCTGCCGGGGCGACAAGCGTGAGTTCCTCGTGGTGCAGCCCTTGGAAGATTGGCTGAAGATGGCAAAGGCCGAGCTGCCCGAAAGATGAAATGCCCGAAGTGCTCCAAGCCTAGCGAGGTCGTGAAGATCTACCAGTTCCCGACCGAGGCAAGGCGTCGGCGGGAGTGCCTGACCTGCGGCCATAGATTCACGACCTCAGAGAAGCTCTGGCGCAGGGTCTACGCTGAGGAGATACGCAACCGACCGTCTCCTCGAGCGACGCGGCAAGAGCGACCGGAGCCGACGCGGAGACGGTACAGCAACTTCGATGTGGTGGCGGTCGATAACTACGACATGGACCTGGAGGATGTGAGCACCTTTGTTCACATAAGCGACTGATGGCAGGGACACCAATCAAGCGGGCGAGGCGGGAGAAGGCGCTGGCGGTCATGGAATCGCCGGCCTTCTGGGACCAGCTCTGGATTCATCTTGCCGAGGGCAACAGTCTGTCCTCGTTCGTGAAGGGCAGCGAGATCCCTTATCAGCTCTTGTGGGAGACGATTCAGTCCGATCCCGCGAGGCATGAGAAGTTTGAGCTGGTGCGGACTGCGCGTGCCCTGGCGAACGCGGAGCGCATTGAGGCGCTGGCCGACCAAGTGGAGCAGGAACAGATCGACCCGAACGCTGCGAAGGTTGCGATGGGCGCGAGGCAATGGCTGGCCGAACGGATGGACCCGAAGCGGTGGGGAAACAAGATCCAGAGCGATGTCCGCATCACCGACACGACGGCGCTGCACCTTGCTGCGGTGCGCGACTTGATGCGGACCGTGAGCGTGCAGGAACCCGAAAAGCTGACAGATGACGCATCGACGCCGACGGTCCCGCGCGCGTGACTCATTGAACCGGCCTGTGGATAACTCTGTGGATAACCTGTGGATAACCTGTGGATAACTCACGGCCTGGCGATCAGCACGCGCTCGAGCACCGATGCGCAAGCGCACGCACGGCGCAAGTGCTTGATTCGCAAGGGGTTGCGGTGCGTAGTGCGTATAACACCCATTATGTTAAATCGGGGCGATTGTGACCGCCCTGCGGACAATCCCCCCCCTCAACGACGGGGGCGCGCGTAAGTGCTTGATTCCACTAGGGTCGGGGCGCCGGGCGATTCCGGCCGCCCGCCAGACCCCCCCCCGGGGGGTGGCCCCGGCGGGGGGTCGGCGCTTGCGTAACCCCACACGGACCGTATGAAAAATTCTGAAAACCCCTACTTCGCCTTCGTCAAACGCTACCACGCGGCCCCTGTGGCCTTCGTGGAGGAGGTCCTAGGCGTAACCCCCGACCCGTGGCAGCGTCGCCTCCTGGAGCTTCTGGCGGCCGGTGAGCGCAAGATTAGCGTCCGCTCCGGCCACGGCACCGGCAAGTCCACCGTGGCCTCGTGGGCCATGCTCTGGTTCATGCTCACCCGCGTCCCGGTGAAGGTGGTCGTCACGGCCCCCACGGCCTCGCAGCTCTTCGACGCCCTCTTCGGCGAGTGCCGCCGGTGGGCCAAGCTACTGCCGCCGGCGGTGGCCGAGCTGCTTGAGATTAAGTCCGACCGCATCGAGCTGAAGGCGAGCCCGGAGGAGGCCTTCATCTCGGCGCGCACCAGCCGTGCGGAGCAGCCAGACGCCCTGCAGGGCATCCACGCCGAGTATGTGCTGCTGGTGGTGGACGAGGCCCCGGGCGTATCCGAGGCGGTCTTTGAGTCGGCGGGCGGCTCGATGTCCGGCCACAACGCCACGACGCTGCTGCTCGGCAACCCCACCCGGACGCAGGGGTATTTTTACGACACCTTCCACCGCCTGGCCGGCGAGTGGGAGAACCTGCACGTCAGCTGCCTCGACTCGCCCCGGGTCTCGGAGGATTACGTCGCCGAGATGTCGAGCCGGTACGGCGAGGGCAGCAACGCCTACCGGGTGCGCGTGCTGGGCGAGTTCCCGGTGGCCGACGACGACACCCTGATCGGGCTTGAGCTCGCCCAGTCGGCGGTGGACCGTGACGTGGTGCAGAACCCCAGCGCGCCGGTGCTTTGGGGGCTCGATGTGGCGCGCTTCGGCGCGGACTCCTCGGCGCTCTGCAAGCGCCAGGCGAATGTGGTCGTGGCGCCGGTGAAGACATGGAAGGGCCTCGACTTGATGGCGCTGACGGGCGCGGTGATGCACGAGTGGGAGAGCACCGACCACCGCGACCGCCCGGTCGAGATCCTGGTGGACAGCATCGGCCTTGGCGCGGGCGTGGTGGACCGGCTGCGGGAGCTGAAGCTGCCGGCGCGCGGGATCAACGTCGGCGAGTCGCCGGCCTTCAAGGGGCAGTACATGAACCTGCGCGCGGAGCTCTGGGGCAAGGCGAAGGCGTGGCTCGAGGCGCGCGACTGCAAGCTGCCGCGCGACGAGCGCCTGGTGAATGAGCTATCCTCGCCGCGCTACTCGTTCATGTCGAACGGGAAGCTGCGCCTCGAGGGCAAGGACGACATGAAGCGCCGTGGCCTTGCGTCGCCCGACGTGGCGGACGCGTTCGTGCTGACCTTTGCGTCTGAGGCGGCGACGGGCGGCGGCGTGTACGCGCCGACCTGGCAGAAGGCGATGAAGCGGCAGATCCGGGGGGTGGTATGAACTGGCGGGATTTCTTTTTGGTGGACCCGTACTCGGGCGCGAAGATAGTCGAGCACGACCTGCAGGGCTGGGGGTCGGACGACCCGATGTTCGAGCAGGTACTGGCGGCGGTGCGCCCCACGACCATCATCGAGGTGGGCTCGTGGAAGGGGCGCTCGGCGGCTAACATGATGGCGATCTGCAAGCGCCTGGGGCTCGACGCGCGGCTCTTGTGCATCGACACCTGGCTCGGGTCGCACGAGAATTATGCGCGCCACGACGGGGACAATCGCTGGCTGCACGAGGCGCTGCGGCTGCACGCGGGCTACCCTCGGCTGCACGAGCTGTTCCTGTCGAACATGGTTCACCTTGAGCTGACCGAGCGCGTGACCCCCCTCCCCCTGCCGGCGACGATCGCGGCGCGGGTGGTGGCCGAAAAAAATATCGTGGCGGACGTGATCTACATCGACGGCTCGCACGACTACGAGGATTGCAAGGCGGACCTCGCAAACTACTGGCCGCTTCTGCGCCAGGGTGGGATTTTGTTCGGCGACGACTACCAGGCGTGGCCCGGCGTGACGCGCGCGGTGGACGAGTTCTGCGACGCGCACTTCCTGCACCGCTCTGTCGTGCGCCGCTCGGGCAAGTTCGCATTTGGCAAGGACCGCGGCGTGGAGGGAATCGAGTGAAGTACTACTGCATCACGCTCTCCGAGACCCCGGAGCGCACCGAGCACGCCCGCGCGCAGGCCGCGAAGGCCGGCATCGAGTTGGATTTCATCTACGGCATCTTCGGCAAGACGATGCAGGTGAAGTCCGAGA